GTCGGCACTGGAGCTGTGGGTACAATTGCTCATGGACTTGGTGCAGCACCAGCTTACATATCAATTAAAAATAGAAGTGTCGCAGACCATTGGAGTTTATTTCATGGGAAGCAAGATGCGATTGGAATAACAGACCCTCAAACAGATTTTTATGGGTGGAGTGATGCAAGTGGTACACAAGATTCAGCAGCTTTCTGGAATGATACAGCTCCAACTTCATCAGTCTTTACAGTAGGTACAGACCATAGATGTAATGCAGATGGAGAAAATTATGTAGCTTATGTTTGGACTCCTATTCAAGGTTACAGCGACATTGGTTCATATACTGGAAACGGAAATGCTAATGGAAGTTTTATTTATACTGGTTTTAGACCAGCAATGACCATTGTTAAAAAACAAAATGGAAACGAGCAATGGCTTATTCAAGATGCTGGTAGCACTATAATTACAAAAGCTGGTGCTGTTGGTATAGGTGGGAATCCTACCGCACAAAGATTATCATTAAAAGACCCAGTAGCAGAAGATGATAATAATTCACCAGTTGATTATTATTCAAATGGGTTTAAATGGAAAGCTGGTAATGCAAGAGAAAATGGAGCTGGTGTACCATTTATTTATATCGCCTTTGCTGAGATGCCACTGGTCGGTACAAATGGCGTAATAGCGTTGGCAAGATGAAAAATACTAATGAGTTAAACTTAGAAGTAGAAAAGATTAGATCTAATATTGAACTGGTTAAAAAAGATATTGAGACAATTAAAAATAATCATTTATATCATATTGAACAAGACATAAGAGAACTAAATAATTCTTTAATAGAAATAAAAAAAGTTACCTGGACTGTTGCGTTAATTATATTCACTCAATTACTCATGACCATACGATTATTATTAACAGGGGGTTAACATGATACCACTTGAAGTAATCACAATGCTTTCATCAAGTCTATTATCTGGTGTTCTAAGTATTGTTTCACAATCTGGTAGAAATAAAGCAGAACAACATAAGGCCTTAATGCAGCGACATGCGGCCACAGTTGCAGATGTTCAAGATGCAAGAAAACATAACACCCCTTATCAATCTACAACTAGAAGATACATAGCTTGGGCCAGTGTATTATTTATTATCTGCCTACCTAAGATTGTACCTTTAATAGATCCAACAATACCCGTTTACTTAATGTATCTGGAAGAAGAAACTACTGGATGGTGGATCTTCGGATCAACTTTTGACATTACTAAATTTCAAGCAATACCAGGAGTAATTATAACAAGTGCTGATTTACATTTTGTCGCAGCAGTATCGGGATTTTATTTTGGAAGTGCGGCTACCAAAAAAACATAAATTATGAAATGTAAAGCAATAGGTATTTTAGTAGTAGCTATTTTATTATTAGCATTAGAGCAGTATGTTCTTGCTGATGTAACAAGCTCAAACAACACTTCATCAAACTCTTCCCAATCTGGAAATAATACAAGCATAGTAGGATACGAACAAGAAACAAATTATAACTCTGGATCAAATCCAGTAACAAACAGTACAACCAATTCAACTACCACTTCAAATTCTGCAACAGCAGCAGCTCCGGCTAATGCACCCAGTACCCAAATCTATTCTAGCAACTCATGTACCATAGCTTGGTCTTCAAGTATCAGTACAATAACTTTTGGTCTTGCAGGTTCAGGATATTACCATGATCCCTTTTGTGAAAGAAGATTGCTAAGTAAGCAGTTATTCTCATTTGGTTTACGTGTGGGGGCGTTATCTTTATTATGTCAAGATCCAAATGTTCGTAGAGCATTATATGATGCAGCAAGTTATTGTCCCCATACAGGAAGTGTCGGACTTAAGGCTAAAGCAAAGTGGGATGCAGAAAATAAAAATGTTACTAATGAAGTAGATCAGTATAGAAAATATAAAGAGAGTTTAAGTAGTGAAAAATCTATTAATTAATTTTGCAATACCATTTCTATTAACTATTTGTATTATGGAAATAGTTTTTGGAGAAGAGGTTACTACAAATAACTTAATAACTAATAGCACTTTTGAAAGTAATAATAGTAATGGATGGACTACTAATGGTGATGTCCAGGTATTGAATGACTGCTGTGGTTCAAAATATGATTTAGAGTTTGGAGATAGTGGTAGCATTGAACAATCATTTAATCTTACTTCAGATAACATAAGTCAATCTATGTTAAACAATGGTATTCAATTAGACAGTTATATCTTAATACAAAATGGTGAAGGTGGATCATATCCTGCCTGGTCAAGTAATGGTGGTGCAGATACATTTACAATAAGATTAAAAATATTAGATGCAAATCAAAATGTCCTGGCTACTTCAACTAATATACGAACAGATGTTACAGGTATTAATGGTGAAACTTTTTCAGATCAAGTTATATATAATGGCAGTGGTTCTAACATTGGAAATATTTTTATTAGTGGTTCTGATGCTAATGCACCTGCAAATCTTGGCGGCCCTAATGTAGACAATGTTTCAGTAACTATGACTTATAACAATACAGTTATGACTGCAACTCAGAGTGCTGCCTTAACTGAAACAGTCCAGGAACTTAATGAAGTCATAGAATTATTTGAAGAGATAATACCAGAAGAAATATTAATGCAGGAAGTTTTTATTGAAGAACTAGAGCCTATAGCATTACAAATTATAGAAGAGAATTTTACAGAATTACAAATAGAAGAAGAGATGGTTTTATCTTTTGTAGAAATACAAGCAGAGCCAGAAGTTATAGAGATGAGTGAACCTATAGTCGAAGAGTCTATAGAAATAATTAATGAAGTGGAAACTATAGAAGAAGAGATATATGCAGAATTACAAGAAGAAGAGATCACCGAGGTTCAACCAGAACCAGAGTCATCAGAACCAGGAACAGAACCAGGAACAGAACCAGAGTTGCCAGAGCCAGGAGAGACTGGAAATGGAAATGAAGGATCTGTTGAGGCAGCTCCTACAGAAGTTGTCGAAGTATCTGGAATAGATGATATAGCAGCTAAAGTTGCAGATAAGATACAAGACTTAGATCGTAGATTAGAAGTTACCCAGATGATTGTTGCAAAAGTAATCATGGGTAAAAACAATAATGTTATTAATGCCTACTCTAAGTTTGGTAATGAGATCTTTAGTAATCAATTAGAGGTTACAGAAATATCTTTGACCACTGCTTATCTTAAAGAGTTAGAACAAGATAATAGAATTTTAGCATCACCAGTCTTTACTAAGTATCAAAATAAATTAGATAAAGCAAATGATGATGTGATCAGAGCAGAAGAAAATTTAAGGAGAATTAAAATTGGACATTAAAGCATGGGGTGTAGGTTTAGGAATCGTAATGACACTAGCAGGTGTCTTGATGTCTATTGGTTCTGTGATGACTCGATTGGAAGTATTAGAATCTAAGTCTGCTCCAGATATACAGCCTTTAGTTGAACGTATAAGTATTTTAGAAGGTGAACAAAAAGTAACACAAACAAAATTGGAGCAATTAAAAACACTTAATGAGAATCCACTAGGAAGATAAATGAAATTAATATTAATGCTAGGTTTAATATTTTTATCAGGGTGTGCAACTCATTCGGTTATATTAGGAGAGTTTATAATACATGGTAGCAACGAACATCAAACAGAAAGAGTTAACGACTAAAGATAAGGCAGATGCCATAGTCGATATGTTAATTACACAAGCTCATAATAAATTAAGAGGTGATGAACCTTTAACTGCAAGTGAGATGAAAGTTTGTTTAGATATATGCAAGACATACAGCTCTGGCATACAAGTCGATACAAACATGGAACTCTTAGAGGGCCTACCATTCGGTGATGAAGGATAATATAAGAATACCGGCTAAACTAAAAGTCTTTAAAAACTTTTTATACATTGCCTGGAAACATCTACAGTTACCTGATCCAACTCCAATGCAATATGAGATGGCAGACTATCTACAATACGGGCCTAAAAGAATTTGCATACAAGCCTTTAGGGGTGCAGGTAAATCTTGGATCACTTCAGCCTTTACTGTATGGAACTGGTTAATGGATCCTCAAAGAAATATCTTAGTGGTGTCAGCTAGTAAAACTAGAGCAGATGATTTCTCTACGTTTACTCAAAGATTAATCCAAGAGTTACCTATCTGTGAACATTTAAAACCTAGAAACGAACAAAGACAATCTAAAGTATCATTTGATGTAGGCCCAGCGAGAGCCTCACATGCACCCAGTTGTAAATCAATGGGGATCACAGGTCAACTTACAGGATCTAGAGCAGATCTAATTATTGCAGATGATGTTGAATCCGCTAACAACTCACAGACACAACTCATGAGAGATAGGTTAGGTGAAACTGTAAAAGAGTTTGACTCAATTATTAAACCTGAAGTTGGTCGTATAGTATTTTTAGGAACCCCTCAGACTGAGATGTCTTTATATAACGAATTAGATACCAGAGGATTTAAAACTCAGATATGGTCAGCTCGATATCCTGATCCAAAAGCCATACTTAATTATGGGCCGAAGTTAGCTACTTCATTAATAGATAATACTCATAATTTAAAAGCTGGTGATCCTATAGATCCCCAAAGATTTGATGATGAAGATCTCATGGAACGAGAGGCCTCATATGGTCGCACAGGATTTGCACTTCAGTTTATGTTGGATACTACGTTATCTGATGTGAACATGTATCCCCTTAAACTTAATGATCTCATGATCATGTCAGGGATAGATTCTTGGACAGAGGCTCCAGGTAAAATCCAATGGGCATCTGGTGTAGATCAGATAAAAGCATTAGATAGTGAGCTACCCAATGTTGGACTTAAAGGTGATTATTTTGTTGCCCCAATGTTTTCCAGTAGTGAATACTATCCATTCGAGGGTTCAGTTATGGCTATTGATCCTGCTGGTAGAGGTAAAGATAGAACTGCTTATAGCATTGTTAAGATGTTAAATGGCATCTTATACCTAACAGACATAGGTTCATTTGAAGGGGGTTATGATGATAAGACTTTAACTGACCTGGCATTAGCTGCCAAGGCTCAGAAGGTTAATAGCATAGTAGTGGAGTCTAACTTTGGTGATGGGATGTTTAATAGCCTTCTAGCCCCTATATTAGCCCGTATTCACCCAGTAAACTTAGAAGAGGTACGTTCATCAGTCCAAAAAGAAAGAAGGATTATAGATACCTTAGAGCCAGTATTAAACCAACATAGACTTGTGGTGTGCGAAGAGTTAATTAAGAAGGATTTTGAGTTGGATAGAGATCATCAGTTATTTCACCAGATGTCTAGGTTAACTAGTATTAAAGGGTGTTTGAGACATGATGATCAGATAGATGTATTAGCCATGGCAGTAGGCTATTGGAACGAGGCCATAGGTCGAGATGTTGATCAGGCTCAAGATGCTGCCAAAGAAGACAGACTAAGACAAGATTTAGATAAATTTCTAGATCATACTATTGGTCGTAAAACTAAAACCAGTTGGATCTAAAAACCCTATTGTCACGTTTGACTAAAGGAGTGAAAACCTAGTGTTTACTTATAGGTACACACTTAGGTAATACCCCCGGTGAATACCTAGTTATATAGGTATAGTTAAAGTGATCAATAGAACTCTCTAGTGAGCTAATGTTTAGTTAGTTAACTTAGAGTCCATGGATGTACCTTAGTGACTTCATTCCACCCTAGTCACTCTCTGAGTTACTATTGGTACATCTAGTAATCATTAAGTGTTACTGCTCCTGGTATTAAACTTTAATCTAACAACTAAGAGGTACCTAATGATTAGCATAGTAATTATTCTATTGTGTCTCTTTGTTCTAGCGCTACATTATTACCCAGAGTATTTTAAAGATTTCTTACACACAATCAGAACCACATATCTAAAACCTGAGATCAGTATCTTTGAGTTGGTGATTCTAATATTTATATTGTTACTACTACTAGGGATGACTATATGAACATGAGTGAATTACAGTTAGTGATGTTAGAGAAAGGAATAACGATAGAGGATATGTGTGAGGAGTTTAAGATTAAGAGAATGGATTTCTTAGCTTACCTTCATGGAGACAAAGATATCCCTAAAGAACTTAGAGTGTTTCTAGGAACCTATGAATAAGACCAATGGCCTAGATAAGTTTCCTGCTTATGTGACTTTAGGTTACACCAAGATAGAACTGATACTGATGAACTCAGACCTTGCTAAGAACATAGGTGAACAACAGGGATCCTACATAGGCTCTATTCCCTATAAGATTTATCTCGATCAGGAGATCATAACTTTAGGTGGGCCAGATGCTGCTAACTTAGTAATACATGAAGTGATGCACCACATCTATAGTAACTATGAGTGTGATGAGAAGACTCCTGAAGAGATCTTAGTTAATACGTTAACCAATGGGATCACTGAGTTGATCTATAGGTCTGAACTTTCTGATTGGCTTATATTTGCTAGAAAAATATGAGAGGGTAATCGTATGTGCCGGGCCGAGACTTCCCCCTAATCGATTTCATGGGGTGGCCGGGTGTTTTTTTAGTCACTGGCAAGGGTGAAAAAAGAGCTAAGAGCTAATGATTCCGCCAGTTTACGAGGGATGTTTAATCTATTGTCAATGATTCCGCCATTTTCTAGCTGAATATTATAATTTGCTGTCTGTCTTATCGTGGGTGTATCAGTTTTTTTCTTAATGGCCTGGTTTTTTATGCTAGTGTTATATTCATTAGTGGAATTAATCCACTAGGAGTAACACAAGATGACACATACAAAACAAACACAATCACAAATATATATTGCATGTCTTGCATCATATAACAGTGGAATTTTACATGGTGAATGGATAACACCTAGCACAGATGAAGACACATTAAACAATCAAATCATGAAGGTAATCAATTCATCACCTATGCCAGACGCTGAAGAATGGGCCGTTCATGGCTATGATAACTTTGCTAATCTTGGAGAATATCCAGGCCTTGAAGATATCATAAAAATACAAATTGCAATCAATGAACACGGGGCAGACATTGTTAACAGCTTTATTGATGACTTCAGTATTGAAGACATTGAAAGCCTTGAAGATGCATATAGCGGTCATTACGATAGTTTTTTAGAGTTTGCTACACAATTAGCATTAGATACTATTGATGGACTAGAAGATAACAACGGGCCACTTGCTAGGCATTTTAGTTTTGAGAATTATGCCTGGGATCTAAAACATGACTATCTGGAACATGATGCAATCAATGGGGGGATTCTTGTTTTTAACAGGAATATATAATATGGATATTCAAACTTTAATAACCTTTGGTATCTTAGATAATCTTTTATTAATTGTAGGGATGGCCTATAGCTATCTTAGCATTGAGTATTATCTAGATAAAATTGAGA